AAGCATCGTCCATAAAATACCTTGTACACATAATCATATCTCCTGAATTAAATTTAAGTCAGATAAAGTCCATGGGGTCAAATACTTGACTTTCTATGCTTAGTATATCAGACAGTCTGACTTCTATGCCATCTATAATGATATTCTTTGCATGGAATGGATCCACCTTTTGGAGGATACCGGAAAGTGTCTGATACCTTCCCCGAACCATAAAGGCTTCGTTATCGGAATCTTTGCATGGAGCAAAGTAAGTGACAGAGACTGCCACATGGTTTTCCATGGCAAGCTGGCGTGTTTTAGTCAAGTTATAAAGCATGCCTATGGCGTGATTAAGGTGCCGAATATCCTCATCAGAGAGCACCCGTCGGTCTTCATAAAGGATATCCTTGGAAGCAATAGCCTCGTTAAAGCCTTTAAGAGCATCGAAGGGGCTAAATATCTTGGCTCGTTTTTCAAGATCCATGGAAGGATGCTTTATTGAAAATGTATCGGATTTCTTATGCGTTGGCTTTCCTCTCGCAAGCACATCTTTATAACGAAAGTGCGGTGGGCATAAAGCATATTTCTTATCACACATCATTTATCCTTCCCGGAGAACAGTTGATATAAGGAAAGGCTGATTTATTTCATCAGTGCTTCCATAACTCTATGCTCTGTGTCCTCCTATTTGCGTATTTCGTTCAATAGTAGTAGCACCCTTTAACAAGTTATTTCCCTTAAAAATCGCATTGTTCCCATAACGGCTGCGTATTTCTATCATGGCTCCCTGAATCCGGCGCTCCTTATCCAGTGCATCATAGTCCGTAAACAGATTTAGCTGGTATATGCCATCATTGGAAATAACATCGCAGGCACATACACCTAAACGGCGATAGAGAAGCCTGTGGTCTGTCTTTTTATCAAACTCTGTGGCAAGAAGGGCAGTAACCTCCTTTGGTGAGTTGGTATGCTCGCTGCTCCTGGCTCTGCCACCGGAGTGCCTCGGATGAATTCTTCCATAATAGTCTACGGCTAAAGGACCGTCATAATACGGGCAATGCTCCAGACTCTTGTAATCGTAACTTACCCACCATGTAAAAAGTCGAGAGATGAGGTTCTTCTTATACATGTCAAAGCACAGGACATCTATCATCTCACAAAATACATTCCGGGCTTCGGCATACTCATAGGGGCGGGGGAGTACCTGTCCGTTAGATAAGGAATGGGCGTCGCTTTTATAATTCTTGATGTCACACATGCGCACAGGCTCTATGCCCCAGGCATGATCTATGAGAATTTCCGCATCAATCCCAAAAGTCTTATAGAACCATTCTTCGTTATATTGGCTGCGCTCAGCAATATCCCCCATGGTATGCATCATATTAGATTCAAGCCTTCTGGCTTTGCCGGAGCCTATCTGCCAAAAGTCGGTGAGAGGTCTGTGCTCCCATAGCTTGTATCGGTAGGATTCTTCATCAAGCTCAGCTATGCGTACACCATCCTTATCAGCAGGAGACTTCTTTGCCACGATATCCATAGCCACCTTTGCAAGATACAGATTCGTACCAATGCCTACCGTAGCAGTGATACCGGTAACGGCAAGGACATCCCGGATAATCGTCATAGCCATGGTATAGGCTGCGCTTTGTCCAAGTGCAGCTGCCTCTTTCTCATACAGATGGAGATAGTGAGTACAGTCAATAAAGCACTCATCTATGCTGTAAACATGGATATCCTCTGCAGCTGCGTATTTCAAATAAATGGAATAGATTGTAGCAGAGACCCTTTCGTATTCTGCCATGCGAGGTACAGCAATAAGGTAGTTTACCTTGGTATGATGTATGCTTTCATATTTGTGAATAGCCTGTTTTGCTTCAAATAGTCTGGGTCTTCCGGGGACACCAATCGCTTTAAGAGCCGGAGATACGGCAAGGCATATGGTCTGATCACTGCGGCTCTCATCTGCCACAAGTAGCATTGCCAAAAGGGGGTCAAGCCCACGGGCAACACACTCTACGGAGGCATAGAAGCTCTTCATATCTATGGCAATATAGCAGCCTTGCTTCGTTTCAGACTCATTATTCATAGGAAATTAGCTAACCACCTTTCCAAATATCAAAAACTCATCACTTTCTCTGATGATCCGGGGAGCGTATTTCCTGTTTAGAGAAATAAGAAGTGTATGCTCATCATCATGACCAAGCTTTTTAATAAATCCCTCACCATTGTGATAGAAGATACCAATCTCCCCATCATTCAAAGAACCCTGGGCGTGAACCCATACGGTTTGTCCGTTTATGTACTGCGGCTCCATGCTGTCACCGGATATGGTTACACCGAAAGTGGCACTCTCCGGAACTTCATCACCAACTTCTATCTCGTCATAAGCATCACTGTCAAGAAACTGCCCGTCTCCTGCTGATACAGGTAAATGAAAAAGACGCATCAATCGGAGAACCGGCGTAGCCGAGGATGCAAGCGGCTTCTTTTCATAAAGACCACTGGCTCTTAGGAGATCTGCATAGTCTGCTACCATCCGGCATCCGGTATCATCAAGCTTAGACAGAAGAGAGGGAATCTCATCCCGGTCGAAAGCCGCTCGAATGTCAGAAATTTGCAGTATATCGCAGAGGACGAAAAGCAGGTCAGAGGGAATGCGTACCCTGCCGGACTCCCAGCTATATACAATCTGATTTGTTACCTTGGGATATCCTCTCTTCTGAAACTCGTTCGCAACATCCACCTGTGACATATCTTTCTTTGCCCGTAATGCGGTGATATATTCATTAAGATTTTTCATATGTAATTCCTTTCGTTAAATATACCTCAAATACCAATCATATGTTCGGATGTCTCATATTATACTATGGCAGATAAAAAAAGACAACATGAAAATAATAGAAAATATTATAAATGAGCAAAATAATGCACTTGAAATATACAAAAATATGATATATAATCACAAATGCGAACAAACATTCGATAAAGGCGTATCGGTGTGATTGTCTTAAGAATGCTACATTTTTTATAAGTGATAACCCGGCACTTATATCAGGATCAGCATATGTGACCGGCACCAGAGGGTGCGTCGGAACTCGGTCACATACTTAGTTAGGATACATCAGACTTGCGGGGTGACTTTCCCTTTCCCTTGAGATCTTACGGTCTCGTGCAAGCCACAATCTATTTGTGAAGCGAAAGGTGAGATGGAGTTGAATAATAGAAAGAGAGAACATAGTTTTGAAAGATTAGAAACAGTTAAGAATTCAGCATATAGCGTTGAGAAGAAAGGTGAGCACATGGCAGATATCACAATCAGATGTAAGCGGTGCAATCAGTTCCTTCTCGGATACGATCTGGTTGGTGATGATGACAGACCAATCATGGAAAATGTTATGCTGCCTCCGTGCAGATGCACGAGAGTTATACGATTTAAGAAATATACGGAGGGCATCCTCCGCAGACAGGCGCAGGGTAATGTTGTAAGGATATAACTGCCTGCCAATAAAATACCGGGTTTTATTGACACCGGGGAGATACAACTAAATGAAGGCACCACCTGCAAGGGCGGTATTTGTAGTTTGTAAGTGACAGATATTGAGCACCAGTGACGCAGGGGAACAGTTCAGTATAGGGATACTGGGCGTTTCTCTGAATCGCTGGTGCTTTTTAATTTCTCGTGCAAATTTTATACTGGAATATTTTTTTCATCCTTTATCTGAACTGTTCAAGTTTCAGAAAGGATGGATTAAATTATGAAGGAAGTATTATTACGCAGAACAAGACAGATGACAAAAGAGGATATGGCTGCGATGGGACAGCGAATTAAGGAAGCCCGGATTGCTGCCGAAGTGAAACAGGTGGAATTAGCGGAGTATTTTGCGATAGGAAAAAACGAGATGTACCGGATCGAAGCTGGGACGAGACCATGTAAGATATTCATTCATACTCAGTGGTTTTTTGAATTATTGCGGTATTCTTGTTTCATGTATTTGAATGAATGCACAAATAGAAAAACCGAATCAAAGATTTATTTGAAATAACTAATGTTAGGAGTTATAGATAATTGTAATTCAGATAGACTTGCGTTGAATGGAATTGTAATATTGTTCAATTCTATGAGTATATGCGAAACCAAATTGAATACATGTTCAAACTATGTTATGATATGTTTTAGTAAAAAATGAATTCACATCAGACACGGAGGGACTTAACATGGAATTTGATAAAAACGTGTTATTAAAAAATATATCTTATCTTGTAAAAAAGAAAGGTATAAAAATTGGAAATCTTGAAAGTAAAATCGGTGTGAGCACAGGATACATTTCCAGGATAAGTAAAAAGAGCAATGGGGTAGCAACGGGAGTTGATATCATTATGAAAATTGCCAAAGAATTAGGAGTGGCAATGGAGGTTCTGATATCTGTTGATCTTGAGGCAATTGGTGACAATGAACAGTATTTACTGAACCTTATGAAAACTTTGGAATCAAAAACAGACGCACGGGCTATTTTCTGGGAGACGATGGAGCCACGCATAGTGAAGGAAATATTAGACGGAGAAACCTACTCCGATATTCCAATGTTCGAAGTTGCCCCCGGACAGAATCAATATGATTACGAACGTCCTCCTTATTGCGAAGCAAAAAAAATATATGTTTCATACTTTCTTGGACTTGGTTTAATACAGGAAAGGGAGCCTTATCATGCATCGCCGTGGTTCTACTGCAATATTGATGAGAACAACACAATTTATGTTACTTATATGATTTATTTAAGGGAAGATGGTGAAGCGCAGGAAGTTTTAGAAATGTATTTAAAAACCTCAGAATATTATGAGGACTTCGCGGAAGATGGCTCTGGATCAAGTGGATATTTACAAAAGAGTACACCCTTATGTTGTAGTTATACCATGGGGGAAATAATAGACGACGCTATTACTTCTTTATACAGAACAATAAGCAAGCATCAAAATGATATTAGGATCACAGATAATGTAAAGGAAGTTCTTGATAAATTTATGCAGAGTTGATTATAGGAGAAGAGAGTATGGTCGAGCTGGTGAAAATAATAGAGCAAAGATTTATACAGCTTTATGGTTATGATAAAAGCGTAGAGCTCCAACAGGTTGCGTTGGCAAATTTTAAGAAGGATAGAAGAAACGAATTAGTACAGCTTTTAAAGGATCTGGGACTGGAAGATTCGTTGGATATGTTTAAGACCGTTGAAGGGAAAATGGCTAAAGTATATTGGTTCTATGAGGATGAGGTTACTTTTATAAACCGGCTTTACGATGAGTATTCAGATCCGCTGATCGCAGTAAGAAAGCATCAGATAAACGATCTTAGCGATGAATATGCCGTCAAATTATATGAAGACATTCTAAAACTATTTACACGAAGAGGGCTATCTGTAGAAGAGGCATACGAAAAGACGAAAGTAACATACAACATTTTAGAATATCCGGTCAGAAAGAAGCAACTTGCTATTACGGATATGAAATTGCAAATGGAAAAAATTACAAATCTGATTATGGAAGAACGGCTAAGGAATATAACATCCAGAAACGATGATTTTGCCTGGATAGAGTATGTGAACAAGGATCTGGCCGAGAGGGTAAATCAGTATATTCATTTATACGATGTCATGACGGAACTGCGACAATGTGATATTAACGACTATGCCGAGCAACAGTTTTACAACATGACAGATGAGGAACTGGAACAGATGGAATTGGAAGAGTTTGTTGGGATGCAGGTATTCTCAGAGTGGAAAGCGCTTCCAAGGGTAAGGGAGCTTGATGCGCAGAGAAGGGAAATTACAAAAGAACCTGAAGAACCAAGAGATCTTAGGTCTTGGGAACCTCGGACAGATTATACGTTGCAGGAAAGGAAGAAACTGGAAAAAATTGATCAAGAGTTAAACCGGCTATATAAGGAGACAGAGGTCAGAGTTCAAAAAGAGACTATCGCAGAGAAAGACTTACAGCCTTTCTTTGAAAAACAGAAAGAGTATGGGTTTAAGGGACTTAGAACGTCGGAGCAACTGTTGGAGGATGCACTGAAAGAGAGTCAAAAGGAAAATGCCTCTGTGGGGGTGTAAGGGGCAAGTATATATACCCCCGCCAAAGTTTTTAAGATCTATGTTATTGTTTATTCATCAGAGGGCACTGAGTATAAAAATGGAAATTAAGGAGGAAAATGCCTATGGAAGAGTTTAAGCGGATCATATGTACATGTGATAAGAATGAATGTCCTTATCACAAAGAACACTGCTGTTTGGGTGAGATTGATATACGAAGCCTAAACGGTGAAGTACCGCTAAAAGAAAAGCATTGCTGCAAACAGAAGAACAGCCATAAGGTCATAGGGGTTTTAGAAAAAGCAGCATAAATAAATAAGAGTTACTCGCAAAGGATGCCTCTCTGAAGCGCATGGATTGCAGGACATAAGTGTAAAACACGAGTCTTGTGGTTCAGCGTTTCAGAGGGGCATTTTTTATTCTCTGGACTGCAAGAAAAAAGTTTTCAAAGCTGAAATCAAAGGTAAAATTTTTTGAACCTCTGAAGAATAGAGTAAACTTGATATTCTGAAGATTGTGTTTTCTGAGTCGGGGATTTTCTGGTGAAAGTT